TATCACCACTATTGCTTCTGTAGGTTCGTTCACAGGTGCAGCAACTACGATTGACCCAGTAGGCACAGGATCGGGCATCTCAGTGGGCACGATCTGGGAAGTGGTAGGAGGCGGCGGCACTGGCTGTACGTTCTCAGTAGACTCAGTAGACGGTAGCGGCGCGGTACTGACGTATACGCTCCTTACAGCAGGCTCTGGCTATAGCGTGGGCAGTGGTTACGCCTGTAACCTCATCAGCAGCGGTACGGTGGGCACGAATGCTACGTGTGACGTTGATGCCACTACGAATGGCTACTCCATCACGAAGGCGGGCACTACCTCATGGTTTGAAGTGGGTTTTTCAACCTCAGGCACTATCGTGGCTGATGGTGTTGAATACTCTTATTCTGAACTTTTGAATGCCGATAGCACTACCACACTTCGATTCACTTCTGATACGAGTGGTCTGACGATTGGTGCGATTGTGTATCAGTCTCTAGTGACCACTTCTAACGCTATCGGCGCTCAGTACAATATTGATTTCTCGATTGTGAATAACAATCAGCTAATCATTGGATCGTACGCCTCGCGCATCGCGTATGCTTCATGGCAAGAAAGCTATACGGACTTCACGCCTACGGGTTCCATGGAAGCCAATCTGGTGGGCAACCCGTTTATTCTCACGCTCGATGATACGTTGAAGGGCTTTGCGATTCGCAACGGTAATCTGCAGGTCTCTGCAGGTCTCTCCGATTGGTACGACATCGTGATTGATAAGGTGCAGATTCCAAACTCCGATGCGGCGGTGTATCTGCAGGCCATTAACGTGAATAAGAAGCCGGGTGCAGTGCTCTCTGCAGCTCTCGGTCAGGAATTTATTACGAACGTGGGTGATGACGTGTACTACGTGGCGCAGGATCACCAGATTTACATCTATGGTTCGTTCACGAATCAGTTCAGCACGCGCTTCCCAGCACTTTCTCAGGCCATTCGTGATGAACTTTCGCAGGAAGACTTCACGGGAGGCTCGCTTAGGTCCATCAATGACACGCTCAACCTCACTTCGATCACCTCAGGTAAGACCTATACCTACTCAGCACGTCAGTTTGTTGATGCTACGGGCAATATCGTTGCTGAACGCCTCTGGTACCCACCTCAGGTGTGGAATATCTCACGCATGTCCGTGATTGACGGGGTGATTTTCGGTGCTTCAAGCCAAAATCCTCAGTACTATCAGCTTTTCGACACGGGACAGTTCCATGATGACACTCCTACCGATGAGGTGGCGCCATATGAGTGCGTTGCTCGATGGGCATACTGGAATTTTGATGATCGCACCATTCTAGGCGACCTCAGTAAGCTCTATGTGGAGGGATATATTGCTGAAAACTCAGATTTGCTTGCACGCATGCGTTTGAATTACCTCGCGTCCACTGATTTTCAGGAAGACACGATTTCAAGCATCGATGTGAACCCATATCTGTTCACAGATGCGGGATGTGTGCCGATTGGTGCCGGAATTGGAGATCATTCCATCGGTGGTGAGGGATTGGATGAATTCGGGAACCCTCAACTTCCTAAATTCAGGAGCATCACTACATACAAACGTAAGAATGTCTTCGAGTATCAATTTGAGCTGTATTCGTTCGTGCTGGATAGCCAATGGCGAGTGCTCGCAATTGGCACAAATGCTTCCCCGGTTCTCCCCAAGCCTATGTTCCTGCAACCTTCATCAACCAGTTAATATATAACTTATGACCGCTACTCTCCCTAAAACAGCCGCTGACTTCAAGCAAGCTCTCAACATTCAAGTGATCGCGGGTGATACGACTGCCACCCTCAACTCGAAAGAAGACGCTGATGGAAATGACCTCGCCAATGGTCTCTATGGCTTTACCATCGATGGTGATAATCAGTACAAGGAGTACATCATCTGTACCCTGACAGGTCTTGCATTAAGCAATATCTATAGTGTGAGTGCGCAGGGCGTAGCCACTGCAGGATTCGGTGAATACCATCGTAAGGGAGCATCGGTGGAGATCACGGATTGGTCAGTGCTCTACGCGATTCTTCAGAATATGACGGGACAGGTAGGATTTGATTCACTCAATCCTCTCTTCTACGATGCAGCACCTGCTCTCGGTAGTTCCAATCAGTTTGCAACGGTGCAGTACGTGCTCGATCACATCAATGGCGGCGCAGTTTCGTTCAATGCAGAAGTCGTCTCAGGAATGGCAGGAGAGACTATCTCATCAGGTCAGTGGGTGTACCTGAAAGAAGCGGATGGCCGCTGGTACAAGACTGATGCGACTGACACTGCGAAGAGCATGAACGTGAAGATCGGTAAGGCACTCGGTGCCGGAACCGCAGGCAATGCCATTGCAAATGGTGTGTTCATCGATGGCCTTGAGACCGCAGGAACCTATGCGGCATTCACGAGTTACTACCTCTCGAATACGCCGGGTGCTCTTGCTACTTCACCGGGTACTAACTCTGTTCTGGTGGGTATCTCTGACGGCAACAGCAAGCTTCCTTTCGGTCTTATTCCACCTTCAACTCGCAATGCCCTCGTGGGCGGTGGAGCATACGGCACTCCTTCAAGCACGAACAAGTTTGCTACGACTGACTACGTTACCTCGGTCCATAAGTTCGGTGGTGATGGAAGCGATGGTGCTCTCACCATTACGTCAGGCGCTACGAATATCAACCTTGGTGGGGCTGCAATCGTTAAGAAGAATTACACCTCTATCTCCATTACAGGTACGGGTCAGCTCACGTTCTCGAATCCGCACGCAAACGGCACGATCATCATCCTCAAGTGTCAGGGGAACGTAACCATCACTTCTTCAGCATCACCTGCTATCGATGCTTCAGGCATGGGAGGTGCGGCAGGTACTGGTGCAGCAGCAGGTGCTGCAGCTGCAGGTACAGCAGGAACAGATGGAGTGGCGTTTGTAGGCGTAACGCATAAAGGACTCGGTGGTGCTGGTTCAGGCGGCACAGCAGGTGCTGACGGCGCTGTAATGACGCCTGTATACCCTACGACCTTCTACTACAAGAGTATTGGTGCATCGTGTGGCGCAGGAGGCGGTGGAGGTGGCAACGGCGGTAACTCAGGAGCTGGTACGCTTGCAGCAGGTGGAGATGGTGGACGTGGAGGTGCAGCACTCATCATCGAGTGTGCAGGAGCACTGAACTTCACCAGTATTCCCGGCATTTCGGTGGCGGGTAAGGATGGGGCAGCAGGCGGTACAGCTACCTCAACTCGTGCAAATGCAAACGGCGGTGGAGGTGGTGCAGCAGGTTGCTGTCTGATCCTCTATGGAACACTTACGGCAAACTCAGGCACTATCGTCTCTACAGGTGGTGCAGTAGGCGCGGTGGGTACAGGAGGTTCAGGAGGCGTGAATGGTGGGCCGGGCGGTGGAGGTGCAAATCTTCTCGCTGGTGCTAGCGGTGTGGGCGCTGCAGGCTGGTCACTTGTAGCGGCGAATACTGAATTCTTCTAAACATGGAACTTACTTACGAGCAGGCAAAGCAAAACCTCGATACCGGGGGTCTTCAGGGTACCGACCTGCAGAACGCTCAAGGCGTGCTTGCGAAGAAGTACGCAGTTGATAAAGCGATGGCGAATCCTACTGTTCTCACGAACACAGGCATTATTGAAGATAAGATTCCCAAAATCACCTCTGAGGCTGAGAAGACTCTTGGTGGAGCGCCACCGGGATGGGATGCCGCTACCTATGCCAATTTCAAGGCTGCTAACCCCGGTCTTGAGCCTACTGCTGAAGATACGGCACGCATGCAGAATGCAGGCGCTGCTGATAAGCCTGCTGATCCTCTTGGTGACTACTTCAAGAGCACTTATGACGATATTGAGAACGATCCCACCATAGGCGTTGAAGAGCGCATGCTGAACAATCTTCAGGCAAGTGGAGATGCGGCTACTGCTTCATATATCGATGCCATTAAGAAGAACTTTCAGGCAGATCAGGAACAGCTTGCGTACTCCCAGAAGGCGAATAAGGCCGTCACTAAGAACTCCCTGCTTCGTGCGGGTACTGCTCGCTATGCTCCTACTGTTGCGGCAGGAATCATGTCAGCAGAAGCACGTGCTGACGTGCGCACCCTTTCAAAACTTCAGGCACAGGAGAATGTGCAGATTGGTGAAGCAATGCAGGCGAAGCAAAATAATGACTTCCAAATTCTTGAAAAGCGTCTCGCTCAGATTAAGGATATTCGTGATCAGAAGCGCGACCTTGCTAAGCAGATGTTCGATGCCATGCAGAAAAAGCAGGATCAGCTCAATAAGGACATCGGTGATGTGGTTAAGGAACTTGGTAAGAATGGTGCTCCTGCTGAAATCATTGCAGGCGTGCAGAATGCAGGCTCACTCGGTGAGGCTGTGGCAAATGCTGGTGATTACCTGCAGTCTGGCCCCGGCACGGTAGGTGAGTATCTTTACTACAAGCGTGACGCCATCGCTCATGGTCAGGTGCCAATGAGTTACAACGAGTACGCTGACATGGATGCGAATCGTAAGCGCTCCATCGTGAATATCAATGGCGGTGGTCTCTCAAGCCCTGAGCAGACACGCTTCATCACGATCACGAATAAGTATCAGGCAGACCCTATCATCACGGCCTCTCTTAAGGCGAATCAGATCAAGCAGGTTGCTGATGCGATCATTGCGGACCCTAATAACACGTCCAATCAGCTTTCATCTCTCTACCTCTTCGTTAAGAACCTCGATCCTGATTCAGCAGTTCGTGAGGGTGAGCTTTCCCTTGCGAATAAGACTCAGAGCTACCAGCAGCAGTTCGGTAATCAGCTTACCCGCCTTGGTAAAGGTCAAGTGTTGAGTCCTGCAGCTGCAAAGGAACTCGCTATCGCTACGAAGGCGCTTGTGAGCACGTGGCAGGAAACAGCAGATCGCAAAACCAATCTCTATAAGGCTCAGGCTAATAACGCTTCACCTGCCATTGGTCAGGCGTTTGATGGCTACCTGACCGACTACAATGATTACAATGCTCCTGCTGATGCGGTGCAGAAGGAGAACGATTTCAAGGATAAGGTTGTCAGTTACGGCACTACGAATCCTAAGGAACAGGCACACATTCGTCAGCTCGCTGGCGTGGTGCAGCCGGACCTCGGACGCGCTTATACATGGGAGGAAATCGCCCAGATTCTAGGACTCTAAAATTATGCTTACTCCTGAACAACTTGCCGCCGCCCGTCAGAAGATAGGAATTCAGGCACCGCCTGATCCTGCTATTGCTAACCGCAATAGCACTCTTGATGCTGCATGGGGTGCACCAAAAGTAGAAAAGCCTAACCCAGTGAAGCCTGTAGTCGAAGGTGTAGTTGATATCTTCAAGGATCGCGGCGAGAAGGCCGTAGGCATCGCTGAGCATAGTGCAGAGAAGTACAACGAAGAGACCAATCCTTTCTCGAAGGCTCGCGTACTTCTTGAAAGTGGCTTGCGTCAGGCAGGCAACGTTGCTGGAACAGTGGGTGATTTCATCGCAAAGCCTCTTGAGGCTGGTATTGATGCCGTCTCTGACCTTCCTACCGTGCAGCGTGCCGCATCGCATCCGGCAGTTTCTAAGGCACTTGATGAGGTGAATAAGGGCGTCTCAACGGCCACAGATGCATGGAAGAAGTTTGAGACTGAGCACCCTGAGCTTGCTAAGGACATTGGTTCAGCCGCAAGCATTGCTACGCTCTTCCCTCTCGGTAAGGCAGCACAGGCAGGTACTAAAGCTGCTGAAGAGACTGCTGCGCACATCGCTAAGAACAGCGAGAAGGTCGCTCAGTTTGGTGCTGATGCGACTAAGGCAGGTGAAGAGTTGCTTGCGCCTGTGGCAAAGAAAGTCGGTCAGGTGGTAGCGCCTAAGGCCACACCGGGTGAGGCAATGGGTGAGATTCTTCAGGGAAAGCCGAAGGATGTGACCTCTGGCTTCCGTGCAGTCGCAAGTAAGAATGCCGATGGCACGCCTGTGCTCGATCTCAAGGGTGTGAAGACCTACGAAGATTTCAGTAAGCGTCTCGATACAGGTATTAAGAATCTCTCACGCAAGGTTGACTCGCATCTCGCGCAGGATCACACCCCACACAAGCTTGATGAGCTGGTGGTCACTACGAAGACGCCTGCAGGAACAGCAGTCACTACGAATCACGTTGAAAAGGCACTCAATGATCTCGTTGAGATGTATGACAAAACGGGTGAGGCTACCAAGAAGGTGGCAACTGAAGAACTCCTTGCAACTGCGAAGAAGGACGGTCTTACCTACAAGCAGGTGAACGATATCGCGCGTGATTACAATATTGAATTTGGTAAGAAGGCATTTGGTAAGACGGGTGAGCCTCTTACCTCAGTGAATGCTCAGGCGTACGAGAATACGCGTACGGGCGTGAAAGAGACTGCACGCAAGGGTATGGGTGGTACTGAAGCGGTTGAGGCTGATAAGGTCATCTCATCGCTGTACGACACTAAGACGCTCGTTGATAAGAACGTGCTCGCAGTCAATAAGCTTATGCAGCGCATCCATGATCGCGGCCTCATTGAGAAGGTGGGCTACCTTGGTGCGAAGTACCTTGACCTCCTTACAGGTCACTCAATCCGTGGCTTTGTGGGCGGTATCCTCCCTCGTGGTGTAGGTAATAAGGTGATGAATGCGCTCGATCTTCAAGAGCACCTTGGTAAGAACCTCAAGATCATTCAGAAGGCTGCTGAGTCAGGAAGCAATGCTGATATTCAGAAGGCCATGAAAGTGCTCGCTGATGATCCAATCAAGAGCACGGGTAACTTCGCTCAGGTGGGAGAAGTCGGTACGAGTCCGTTTGCGATTGCGGAAGAGCACATTACGTCTGCTAAACAGATTATTGAGAATCTTCCAAAGGAAGAGATCAATGCACTTGGTGGTATGGATGAACTGATTTCACGCGCAAAGATAAACATGGTTGATGGCCTGAAGGCTGAGGGCTTCGTAAAGGAAGCGAAACTGCTTGATGCACTCGATGCTGCTCACTTCAAGACGATTGAGCAGTTTGATGATGCCGTGCGTAAGACGTTTGAAATCTTGAAGCCTGTGCCAATCGAAATGCCGCCTGCTGAGATTATTTCCCCAGAAATAACACCACCATCCCCGTAATGGTTGATACACTTTACCTATGCCACAGCCATCTCCTTACATGACTCCTGAGATCAAGAAACTCGCTGAAGAGCGCAGTCGTACAGGCATGCAGGAAAAGGCGCTGAGTGACCTTTTGGCAATTCATGATCGTTTCCTTGAGCGCCTTGGTGAGCATCAGGTGTCGGTGCAGGAGGTAAAGGATTACGCAAAGACCATCGTTGATCACGCTGAGCGCATCCTGAATCTTCCTAAGGGTGAGAAGGGAGATCAGGGTGATAGGGGAGATGACGGCGACTCAGTGGATTTTGAAAAGGTGGTTGCTGCCGTGCTCGCACGCATGCCGGAAGTGAAGCATGGAAAAGACGCTGATCCTGACATTATTGCCACTCGTGTCATCACGCGCCTCACTAAAGGACAAAAGGACAGCAAGGAGTCCGTTATCGATATGCCTGCAATTATCAGTGCCGTCATCGGACACCTTAAGGACAAGAAGGTTCTCTCTAAAGAACACATTGGTGGCCTTGAGGAAGAGATTTCGTCCTATAGGAACCAGCTCGCCGGAAAGCATTACGGTGATGATACGTGGGCGCGTGGTGGAGGCGATACGGTGGAGGCCGGGTCGGGCGTCACGATCACTTCAAATGCAGCTGGCCGTAAGGTCATCAGTGCCGTGGGTACGGCGCCTGTGGCCCTCACTCCTACGGGAACGGTGAATGGCGTAAATGCTACGTTCGGGGTGCTCTCGCAGCCTTCTTCAGTCATCTCAGACGGTATTACGTACTTTGAGGGCGCCGGGTACTCGTACTTAGCTGGCAACATTACTATGGACGTGCCACCGTCTCAATACATCCGCTACTATGCTTAAAAAACTTCTCATCGGGCTTCTCTTCCTTGCATCCGCTGTACCAATGGTGGCATACGCAGCGCCTGTCTCATGGGACTTCAGCGCTGGCACGAACATTCTGCAACCGCTCATTTCAGGTGCCACAGCTCTCATCAAGGGAGATCGCTATCAGGCAACAAGCACCACGGCTTCCTCCACCCTCCCGTGGCTTGATACGGTACGCCTCTCAATCTCAAGCATCACGGCAGGAGACTGTGTGAAGGCAAGCACGGGAGGCTTTCTTGTGGGTACAGGAGCACCTTGCGGTACGGGATCAGGCACAGTTACGCAGGTGAATACGACCTACCCAGTCACGGGTGGGCCATTCACTACGTCAGGCACTATCGCATTGGCATTTGGTACGACTACCTCAAATACGTGGGCAGGAACACAAACTTTCACGAATCCAATCGTGATCAGCACTCTTTCTGGCACATTGAATGCTAATAATGGAACGGTATATGCAACAGGAACCTCAACTCCTACCGTAACAGCCCCTATAGCTTACTCAGGTACTCTCGGACAGTTCATTGGTGGGGTTTCTGGTGCTTTCACGTGTAACGTGGCATCTGGTTCTCAGCCTGGCTGTCTTTCCTCTGCTGACTGGACCTCTTTTAACAACAAAGTCAGCTCCACCTCCCTTTCAGCAACCTACCCCGTTCAGTACAACAGCTCTACGGGTGTGTTCTCCTTGGCGTTCGGCACAACTACGTCAAACACCTGGGCTGGTACCCAAACCTTCACAAACCCAATAGTAGTAAGTACGTTTAGTGGTCTCCTGGCTGCAAACAACGGACTTACCTACGCCGTAGCAACATCAACCAACTTCGTCACCTCCATAACAGGGACAGCAAAACAAATAACTGCCTCAGCCGGAACGGGTGCAGTGACTCTTTCACTACCAGCTTTTGTGCAATTCCCAGGAGATATAAACGCTACTAACGCCTCAACCACCAACGCAACTACTACAGGAGCTGCGTACTTTACGGGTGTAACCGCATCTCGCCCTCTGTATGTAGATTCGACTGGAAAGCTTGGATCGGCAGGTAGTGGTACATCAGGAAACTGTGTACAGTGGGGCGCCAATAATACACTGGGTGACGCAGGTGCTGCGTGCGGTACAGGAGGTGGAAGTTTTGCGTGGCCTTGGACTTCTGTCAGTGTTTACGGTGCCCAGAATTGGGCCACCACTTCTCCTATGCAGTTCCAGGGCGCAATTAACGCGTCCTCAACAATCCGTATAAAGACGAACACTCTGTCTGTAAATAGCATTGGTTTCTTCGATGTACAGCGCGATGCTCAGACTGCTGGAAACGGTTACACTCTTGCTCGTATTAAGGCACCGACTGGTGCTTCGGAAGAAGCAACTCTCTCACTCCTCATCGACTTCGACCAGAACAACGCTGGCGTAAACGAACGCTTCGTGGATATTTACAGCGAGCATTACTCGGATTCAAATCAGGCAGGTATTCGCATATTCCAAACCGGCAGCGCAACTCTACCTAATTCGTTCATGTTCGGGTGGAAGCTCGAAGCGGGTTCGAAGGACTCACAGAATGTGGGAGGATTCTTCCCTAATGGTGGCTGGCTCATTGGTGGCCCCGCTACAACAACTGCAACTGCGAGCACGGTACTCACGGTCTCGTCGACTACTGCAACAAATCTGCTCGATGTGAAGGCAGGAAATAACGCTTCGCGCCTCATGGTCCTGGGTACAGGCAACGTGGGAATCGGCACTACGACCCCTAACGCCCGCCTCAATGTCGTGAACAACTCCAGTGGCATGGTCGGCCGATTCGCGAGCAATGTGCCGTCTTCCGTCCTCATGTTCTCGATCGAGCGCCAGAACGGATCAGGGGTCATGACCGGCGCGACCCGCTTCGGATTTCTCAACAACAACTCCGATATCGCAGCGCGAAACGGCCTCAACTTCTACGTCAACAATACGGCTGACCTCGATGCCAACGCTAACGGCACGAATGCGCTCTCCATACTCTCCAGCGGAAACGTTGGAGTGGGCACCACCACGCCGTTTGCGAAGTTCGCTATCTCTCTCAATTCAACCGATGCAGCATACCCAGGCAAGAACGCATTTATAATTTCATCATCGACAAACGCGGCCACCACTACCCTCTTCTCGATTTCGAACATCGGAACAATCAACATCGCTACAACGACCTCCGGCTGCGTTCAGTCAACAACGGCGGGGCTCCTTTGGATTGGAAGCTGTAGCGGTTCAGGGGGTACGCCAGGCGGCTCTGCGACGGAACTCCAGTACCGTTCTGGTGCTTCTACCTTCGGTGCGGTATCGAGTGCATACGATTCAGCAAGGTCAGCACTTGCTATCGGCACTACCACGTTTACGACAAATCCAGGTGTATTGACCCTCGGTACAAGTACCCCTAAAACTAAAACGGGCTCACCACTTCTCGCCCTCTCAGGAGGTGCTGGTGTTGCAGGGTTCGGATTCTTCAATCAGGGCGGTACGTTCAGTCTTGCAACTACCTCAGACACCACTGGTGCAACTACCACTCTCCAGTCGCTAATGACCATTACCACAAATGGTGCCTTCGGTATCGGTACGAATACGCCACAGTCTACATTCTCTATCGGTGCACTTGGGGGTGTTCTTACTCACGCTCTCGGATTCCCAGATGGTACGTACAAAGATTCGAACGGCATAATGATTGTGAAGGACGAAAAGACAGTGAATACCGCAGGAGGTTCCTCCGTTGCAGGTACTCAGGTCCGTACACTAAATACAGTCACCGTAAACACTATTGTTGGTGCATCACTCGCTTCGAACCAAGTAACACTTCCAGCCGGAACCTATACCGTTCGTGCATGTGCTCCTGCATTTATCTCAGACAAGCACAAGCTCATTTGGTTCAATACGACCGATACCGCCACCACCACTCAAGGCTCAACAGCCTATAACGATTCGACCACAAACGTGGTGCAAACAGATGCATGTCTCGATGGATATTTCACCATCACTGCCAGCAAAACATATGAACTTCGCCACTGGATACAGGTTGCCCGTGCCACCAACGGCCTCGGCGTATTCATGGGCCAGAGCACTGAAGTTTACTCGCGCGTGATTATTGAGAAGCGGTAAGCATGGAGCCAAATGTTAAGACATTGGTAGAAAGAGCCTCCGATGGCCATCGGGGTCTTTACCTGCCTGTGTCTGATACATCTCGCACGGGTGGGATACTATCGCCTTACTTCCAACATTCAGATGCGGATCACAGGAAGGTAGGCACAGGCAGGGATACAAAACTATTCCTGATCACTATGGCTAATAAAGTACTGGTAAGCACCATTAGTTATTCATCTGGTGTTGGCAACTATCGAGCGTCAGTAGTCTATGATGACGGCTCGACGATCACCCCTGTGGCAATTGATCTTTCAACTGCTCACTTGGATGGCCTTTCTGCAAAGCAGATTATGGACTCGGTAAACTCCGACATCATTGCTGATGCAGCAGGGAGGAGTATTACTATCGTCGCGGCTGATATTCGATGGCTTCCGTTTGCGCTTGCAACTCTTGCAAACGCTCCTCAGGCAGCTATCGGTGCAGCAGCTACGAACGCTCCTACGAATCTCAATGTACTCACTACGCTCCTGGGTACCCTCACGGGAGAAGTGAATGCCACCAATGCTAAGCAAAACGATCTGGCTACCAAGTTCAACACTCTTGTGTCTGAGCTTCAGACGCTTTGATTGATTGCGTAAAAACTATGAATGCACCCATTAGAAACAAAGCGCTCGATGCAATCCTATTTGGATTCCTCATCATGCTGATCTGTGGATTGGCGTTTCTAAATGCGGTGCAATTTCTGACACCGAAAGGGCAGCCTACATGCAGCTCTTTCGTGTCGTACGAAGATGCGCTCAATTCGTTTAATAAGGGAAACAGTGAATTGGATGCCGATCATGATGGTATTCCGTGCGAGAATATGCATGAAAAGTAACGTATGGCTGACCACTACTCACGCGAAGAAAGCGACCTCCTTCACGAGAATATGCGTGGTGCAATCACGGCTGAGATTCGGGGAGTACAAAGCGCAATGAATGCACGTATAGATAAATTGGCCACAAAGGAAGACCTGGATGCGATGATGAAAAAAATCGAGCCGGTTACTGATGCCTATAAAGCAATGCTTCTTTCTCGTGGATTCATCGTAGGGCTCGCAGGTGTGGTACTCGCTATCAGTGCCATTGGTGCCGGATTTATATGGCTCATTAATCACGCTATAGGAAAATAACTATGGAATCAAAAACCACTGAGATTGATCACGGACTCATTCTCACTCCGATTGTTGAGGAAGATCATTACGTGCTTGGTGGCTATACTGGATTCCTGGGCAAGCAGATTTTAATGCCAACAGGTCACGGCTGGGGTGCCTACAAACCGAAAGCTGAGCTCCAAAATAAGAATGGCTTTGAGACGATGAACTGTACCAATTACGGTACCAACAATTGCTATGAGACGCTCGCGCAGCTCAAGGGATTCACTGACTTCCCTAAGGACTGCTCAGAGCGTTACTCTGGCGTGCATACGCACACCACCCCGTTCGGTAACGACCCGCACATGGTGGCTGAGATCATTCGCAAAGAGTGCGGTTTCGTGCCTGAAGTAGATCTCCCGTTCACTGACGATATCGCCACCTGGAATGATTACTACACTGTGATGTCAGCAATCTGGCTCCTGCCATTTGGTAAGGCAATACTCAAGCGTTTTCTGCCAGGACATGAGTGGGTATTCAACACCCGCGAGTGGAGTACCACTAAGCTTGCAAAGCTCAAGGAGGCACTCAAATATGGCCCTGTAGCCGTATCTGTGCACGCATGGAAGGATCGCAATGGCTTCTTCTTTAAGGAGGATGCCGATAGCGATAACCACTGGCTTCAGCTCCTCGATTTTGAAGAGGGTAAGTACTGGTTCGTGTTTGATCACTATGATCAGGTAGAGAAGAAACTCGAATGGCACTACAACTTCTTTGCTGCAAAGGTGTACTACCTCGACCGTGTTGCTGAGCAGGCACCTAAAAGTTGGTGGGATAAGATTGTTGATGCCTTTGCTGAAAGGGGACTCTTTAAAGGTTTGGGTTTTGATCCACTTCCTGTATGACCATCACCACCTTCTTCGCAATCATCTTCTCAATCTTTAGTGGCCTGGTGAGTGCCATTCTCGTGATGAGTAAGAAGCAGGAAGAAGTGGTACCTCCCGTACCCACACCTGAGCCAGTGCCGGAACCGGAACCTATTACTTCTAGCCCACCTCCTCATATGGAAACGCAACCAGAAAAACTGTACGCACTCGCAAAGTCTCTTATTGGTACTCACCTTTCACTCGATAACACTGTGCCTTGGATGGTGGGATGTGGAGAAGCGGTAAGCGACCTCCTTAAGCGATTCGGTATTGCTGGGATACCTCATCTTGGTATTGCAGGTACCGCTCAATTCCTCACCTTCCTTAAAAACAGTAACTACTTTGAAGAGATCCATGAGTACGAAGTTGGTGCCATCATTGTGAATGCTACGGGTACCGGAAATGGTAAGGTGCGTGGCCACATTGGGGTATGCGGGAAGAATCAGATCATGAGTAATAACTCAGAGACAGGTAAGTGGGATACCCAGTGGACATACGACCGCTGGAATGCCTACTATCACGTATACGGGGGCATACCTACGCGCTTTTTCAGGCTCCGTGGATAACCCTATTCCTTAAAAACCGTCGTACTATAATTCACCTATATGAATCCACAAACACCACGCAGGTTCGGAGCTTGGAGCTCTAGTGCTGATCCCTCAAAGCTTTCAGAGACAGTTGTTGCCGTCGCAAAGATGATCGCGGGTATTCTCGTATTTACGGGTGTGCTCACGGTTGGTGAGAGCACTACGCTTCTCGCTAACGTGAATCAGATCCTTGCTGCGATCATGGCAGGCGTTCCACTCGCATATACGATGTGGAATGCTGGTAACGCAATTTGGGGCCTCATTCAGAAGGCCATTGTTGCGAAGACCAAGCAGTACTAGCTTATTCTTACACTCCTACTTGCGGCGCTGTTCGCGGCTCCCCTGCCAACAGTAGCGCTCTATACGCCAGAACCAACACCTCTTCAGCCTAGCGTTGAGGAAGTTGAAACGGCACATATTCGAGATCTCGTAGAGACAATTGCGATTGTTGAGGGACGCTGTGGTGCAACCGGACACTCAGGTGAGTACGGTTGTTTCCAATACCTACCAAGCACCTGGCAGAAGTATTCAAAGGAAGTTGCGGGCGAAGTGCTAAAACAAACTGAAGCGAATGAGTACCACGTTACTGAGGAGATGATCCGTAAGTGGCGAGCTAATGGTGTTACGGATCGCGGTATCTTCCTCACCTGGAATCAGGGAGATCCTAACGGCTGGGGCCCAGGTACTAAAGACTGCTATAGCGGCATCAATAAGTGGGGTGTTGCCTACGACTCATGTGCGTATGCTGCAAAGGCGCTTTCTACACTCGAAGATATAAAAAATCGGGGGACGCTTTCTGCGTCCCCCTAGTCAGCTCAACCCTGGCGGGAGGCCCCTGGGTGAGAAGATGTGGATCACCTCCTTTCGGGTGAAAGATCTGGTGGAGACGTAGTGCTTTTTGTGTGTGCCCATTGGCCGATGGCTCGGGCGCGTTTGCGAAAACGTCTCCTACTCATACAGTAACACCCCTTCATACGAAAAACGGAATCCACCCCGCATCATGGTGGATGCTCCCACAAGTTGCCCGTCACGATAGATGGGCGTTCTCACCGAGTGATCGTGCGGATACCTGAGCAGGTCACGTCCGCAATTGTTGCATTGGAACAGTTTCTGAAGCATGACGTTCTCCTTCTCTGTTCTTAGTATAGGTCAGCACTTCACTGAAATGACTGAGATATCCCGTGCACGTGCTTCAGTGAGTGACTTACGTTTGCTTCGTTTCTTCTCCAAGAGGAAGGTATCAATGCTGATGATGTGGAAGGAGCGCGGGTACTTGATGACTACGTACGCATACGTATTGCGCAGGTAGAAGAGATCGAATGGTTTCACGGATCGTGAATCATCAGGCGCCTTATAGAGAAGCCCCGTGTCAGACTTCACGGCAAGGAGCGCATCAACCTGATGATCTGCTAAGGCACTGAATGGCAGGGAACCACTGCACTGCTTCAACTCAAATGCAGCGGAAGGCATAGGATTGGCCTTAAGCCAATGGCGAAACCGCAGGGTGAAACTGGCTTCCTTTTTCATAAGCCCAATTTCTCAAGATGCTCATCGAGTGCTTGAGTCTCTTCAAATGAGTGATGCACCAAATGAGTGTATTCATAGAATGAAACCTCAGGCTTGCAGGGACAGTCCTTTGAGTACACATCATGCGGCTTGATATCAGTGATCGGGCACACCACAGAAAACTCTGGTGTGTTGTACACCATGTATCCAAATGCTTCTGGTGCATGCCATCTTTCCATATCATTCAACATTGTCACCCCCTTTTTGGAAGATTGTAAACTCTTCCGGCGTCATGCTTCCTTTCAGCCGATTGCAGGCGTAGTGTGCAAGGCGGTAGTTCTCGATCTCATCAATGCCACCTTTACTCACGGGCAGGTAGTGATCGAGCGTGATATCACGCATCTTCGCAAAAGGAAGCTCGCAGTAGAAACATAGGGCACCGTACCTCTGAATGAGGTGATTACGCTGCCACCTACGCGTCTTGGACCTATTTCTTCGCCATTTTCCCATACCGCTTCAGTACGTCTTTCCCTACATGACGCATGATCGCACCTACTGTATGAGCACGGAACTCTCCACTTTTATCATCCATGCAAACGTAATTCGATATGAAATCAGCAGCATGGCATGCTTCGTGTGCAAGAGTCGCCAATGCAGAATGCACTGGCAGATCACCATTTACCATCACAATTGGCTGCAGATCAGGAAAATTGAATGTATGACCTCTTCCTTTAAAGATATCTCTAAACCACCATTCGTGTTCAGGGACATCGGACTTCTTTGCAAGCCGGGCACCTTCTTTCCAACACTCTTCTTTAGTTCCGATAATTACGGTGACTTCGTACTCACTATTCAATACGGGGATGTGATAGGTTTTCATATGCCTGCATACACTCTCTCACTGAAATCCTTTTTGTTTTCAAGTGCCTTGTGGACAGCCTCATCAACCCCTCCCTTTGCGATGAGGTTTATATAGAGATTCTTCTTGATGTTATTCACGCGCTGGATGCGGCCTAGTGACTGCTCGTAGTCCGCAATGGAGTAGGTGCGAGATGCGAAGACCATGCAGGGGAAGTCAGGAAGTTCCCACCCGGCACTAATCTGAGCCTGTGCGATGACAATGCAGGCCTCACTCGCATTCGCCTCCTTAAAGAGTGATTCACGATCTTTCGTAGCACCCGTGAGCGTGAGCACTTTGTAGCCTGCCATGGTCAACTCCACGCCCATCTGACGTATCTGTTCCGTGTACTTAGCGAAGACCACCATCTTAGGGAACTCAAGCGCGAGATCGAGTACCTTTTCAAGCTTCCCGTTCTTGAAGAATTCCGGCTCTGAGTACTCATCCCCACGCAGTGAGCCGTTCTCCACTTGGTGACGCTTGCCGATGCGTACGATAGGGTCAGGGAACTCAAGTGTCATCTCCTTGATACGCTTCTTCTGCTCAAGCGTCAGCTCCACATGCACGTCCCTAAAGGTTTGCTCAGGCACGTCAAACCAATCAGAGAGGCGCCCTACGTACCCGATTTGGCGCACAGCGTCCGCTAGGCGGTCTTTAGTGGCTGAATCGGTCTTAGGGGACCATACCTCCCGTCCGGGCATAGGGAGACGCGTATAGAAGGCCTGACGCCACTTGTAGAAGTCCCATTGCTTCCCTAGGAGCTTCCCAGCACCCCACACGGTCATAGGGGAGCGTGTAATGGTGGCAGTGCACAGATAGAGCCTATCGGGGCGTGTACGGGTTAGGAACGTCTGAAGAGCCTCAAAGAGCTGTGAGGCTTTAGGGATGGTCTGACGGTTCCTTTGCCGGGTATTTGGCGTCACTCCAAGGCATGTCTCAGCTTCATCCACGATGACGGTCTGAAAAGCATGCAGGAGATGAGCATCGCGCCGGAAGGTTTCTTTACTGATCACCATGAGGCTGGTGAGCTTCAGGTGCGGCTTGATTGCTTCAGCCTCACGAGTCCAATTGCCATCCTCTTTCTGAGTCTTAGGGCAAATAACGAGAGTCGGTCCCTCAGCAAGCAGGAGAGCTGTGCGGGTCTTACCACCTCCCGTTCCCCACCAGATACCCGTCTTTAATGGATCATCAGCAACGATAGTCTTCTGGTGATCGAAGAGGTTCATAAATGCGTAAACTTCTCGCTTTCACGTGCCTTAACGATTCTCACGATACTGCCGGACTCAAGCTCTACAACGGTACCCGTGTCTACGTCTACCAATTGGATGGCGTGAGGCTTCCGGCTTTTATCGTACGGGTTGTATTCACACTGCTCATCTTCCGTAAGACGTTCCCACCCGCACTGATCGGTGACAACGTATTCCTTCTCAGCAACGGGTTTGAATTTGTTAATCATGAGCGGCGATTGCTTCATGTAGACTACTGGCAAGTTTCTCCACTTGAGTTTTGCGTACGTGAGCTTTATGAAGACCAGTGCTCTGTTCAGTAGAGAGGCGATGACGTGCATAGTCGAGAATGGTAAGCACTAAGCGAGCTTCATGCTCTTCAAGGGTGTATTCCTTTTTGGTGACGGTTGCTACTTTCATATTAGTCTTCGTCTTCAAGCTCGTCTGCGAGATTCTTTTTGACGATACGAGTCATACGCTTTGTTGCATGGATAGCAACAACTTCATAAATTTCCTCTTCCTCCCCAGCGTCTTCTTTTGCTGCTTCAAGCGTAGGGTAGGAACCCATGTGAGAGAACATATCATCTTGGAACCCCATGCGAATAAAGATTTTAGTGACTTTTGCCATAATTATTTCATTAGCTTGATATAGCAGTTGAATGCTGCTTGCGCACCTCCCATCGCACGGTGCACGGAATCCTCAGGCGGTACCCGTAGGTACGCGCACAAGGTCTTCAGGGACCAGCTCTGCACCTTCTCGTGTGGGATGATACCCCATGCAATTGAGGGAAGATCGAGGCAGGGGCGCATGAAGTTGAGTTTGATTTCTGTCTCATGTTCAGCGGCTTCAAGGAAGCCATAATCGAATACCACATTCTGTGCGAGCAGTTGCGTGCCATCAACACGTATTGCTAGCTCTTTCATGGCGTCACGCAGTGAAACGGCACCCTTCCAATCCTTCTCACTGTAGCCATTGATAAGGAGCGCCTTCTGGGAAGCGGTTTCGATGTGTTCAGGCAACACTTTCGTTTCATATCGCTCAATCTCTTCGAGAGAGTCAGCATCGAATACGATGACCGCCATCTCAATGATCTCGCATATGCGCGGGTCAAGGCCTGTGGTCTCAAGATCTACGAGGGAAATTCTTTTCATAGTGTTCTCAATGGGCAGCACGAGGGTTACGACTTCTCATGCCGCCCGTGAATACGCTAATCAGTCCACGTGATGCCCTTCACTGCCCACATTTGAGCAGTCTGAGCTTCCGTGATGGCAATTGAGAGAATGCGCTTGCGTTCCCCATCTTGCGTGGAATTACGCAAGTCATTGAGGTTATCAATGATAGCGGCAAATGCTTCCTTGCATGCCTGCACTTGCGGGTCATTGGAAGGATTGAACGTAAGGCCTACTGCCTTCTCACCGAATGTAAGTTCTCGATCCATAGTGATTTGTTATTTCTTCTTACCATCGCCCAGTGCAGGAAGGTCATCTTCCTCAAACTCATCAGCGAGCGGATCACGAGGTGCGTTTGCAATACGAGCGAAGTGCTCCTTAACCATCGCAATGCCTTCCTTGATCTCCTTGGTGTGGTGCTTCACCAATTCAAGCTCTTCGCTGTTAATGATGCGGTCAACCTCAAAGGTCATCTGGTTCCATGCGATAGAACCATTCTCCTTAGGTACTGAGCTGAAGCGCGTGATCACCGTGTTAGGCGTGGTCTTGCGCACGTACGAGAGGAAGGCCCACTTCGATGAACCACGGAGATTCATCTGGTACAGCGAGTACTCCTCATCATCGCCACGGAAGAGCACATAGAGAATGCGATTTTCCTCAAGCTTTGACTGAGGCTTCCCAGTGCGAGCGTTGATGCCTGCATACTCAGGGCGTGCCATAAGCTCAGCCGGGGTACCGCGATCTACTTCAGCGCGATCCTTCCACAGCGGAACAACCTCATCATCGTTATCGTAGATAGGTGAAGAAGTGAATGATGCACCATCGTAGTAACCGAGCTGCTTACGCTGGAAAAGAATGATGCCTTCAATCTCCTCACCGAACTCATCCTTTACCCAGATGGTCTTATTCTCCTCATCCTTCTCATCACCCGGCTTCTCGGTGTAGAACACACCTGCTTCCTGAATGAGCTTGATGGTCTTGCCTACCTTCTCAGTCTTGTCCTGAGAGTACATACCGAGGCGCGGCGGCATGACGGCCATGTAGCCGGGGTCGCGCGGGAACTCGTTATTAAGTGCTGCAAGCTCCTCTTCCGAGGCTGGCTTTGCAAGTGCCGTCTTCTTTGCTGGTGCCATATATTCTTTAACTATTCTTTGATTAATTTTGTGGGTGAGGGCAAGCAGGGAGATGCGATAACGGTTGCTACCACATCCCTGCCCAGTGCGCACTGAGGGGGATCGTAACCCCCCTGCCTGCCCTCAGTCTCACTAAAAGTAAGTCTAGCAGGCACCTATCGGATATCGTACACAATGGGGTGTGGATAACCGATAGGACTAACGTTAGGCGACTTCTTCGCCCTCTACCTCTTCCTCAGCTACCTCCTCAGAAACTTCCTCAGGGGTATCTGCAAGGTCATCTGCAGTAGGCTCAGCCTCTTCTACAGCTCCTTCCTCACGTACTTCATCTTCGCTCATACGGATATGATTCCTCCCTTAGTTCTAATTGTTCTAAGGCATCGGGAGGGATGCCAAAGAAGGATGCTCGCGCTTCGATAGAAGCGTGAGTAGAGGTGGCTTCTTGCCACCATGGTTCAAGAGGCTTGAGCGGTGGTTGCTCTACCGGAATGTATACGAGATCAGGCATGGACCACGGGATTACGTTGCGGCAGTGTCGCGCGGTATTTCACGAATGCGAGCATTTCTTTATGGGTCTGATGGATGAACGTACCAAACTCAAGCAACTGCTTCATGGTGCGCGTGGTAGGGAATGAGCGTACGTCTTTCTCGTTTACAAAGCCGATGGTGAAGTCACCATTATCCTGAGTCGGTAGCCAATGGAGCGTGGCCTGCAGCTCATCAGGCGTCAGCTGTTCCACAAGGTAGAGAAGGAGAAAGTACATCGTCATCTGCCCGTGATTATCAACTCGCTCCTGATCCCATGGCTTCTTACCTGTTTTAAATTCATCGAAGCCTACTGCTTTCTCGTACGTGTCGAGGTAGCCAATGATAGGGAGGCCTGCAATATCAGCACGCAAGCCGTGCTCGAAAATCGGGCGCCGTGGCACTTGCGGGAGGAACGCTGGATCTGAGGCAAGGCGTTCGCCCACCATCTTACCGAAAAGCGTTTCCTTGGTGTCCGGGGATTTCTCACCCAGCCAATACTTTTGGTAGAACTGCTCCTTATCGTACTCGAATGACGATATCGCACTCCATGAGAGTGGGCGGTCTACCGAGAAAATGGATATCTCATCGCTCATACAGTAAGTACATCACGCTCACACCGGGTGCAGACGTTTTTATCCCCACGCCAATCCCAGCCGTGGATGGTGCGTATCTCAGCGAAGCAACACCTTGAGCGGTCAAGAATGAATGCGAGGAATCGTAGAGGGAAGATCATAGTGGGTAAATTGGTAGCCAATAAGCGAATGCTATGCGGAACCGATACGGGAGTGCGGCACCTTGGTCATACGGATCATGGTATGGCTTGAAGACGATGAATTCAAATGCCCTCCACCCACCATCAAAGTAACGGTGAGCTACGGCATGTGTACCGATGGCGAGACGCCAATAGGTCTTGCCTTCTAGTGCAGCACCACGATCTTTTGGTAGGTTTCCGAGGGTCATATTAGTCAGCTTCCACAGTAAGCCCGAATGGGATTTCTCCTGCTGCTACTTTCTCCCAGTGAGCAATCACATTAGGGTGTGCATCAGGAATCTCAACAAGACGCTTCTTAGCTTCAGTCTGAATCCACTCAGCCGTTTCAGGAGAAATGGTGGTGAACTTAGAGGCCATTTGTGGGTATAGCAGGTCTTCCATTTTAAGGATGCGGCGACCACCTTCAGCGTTGCCCATAAAGACATTCACCATCTCCCATGCAAGGCACGATGCCTGAAAACCAGTGATACCTCCCTGATCCGAGTGATTCATCATCGAATAGGTAGCAGTCATTGCTGCGGCTATTGCATGAACAATTGTGCCGTAATCATGCTCGAAGTCTTCAGTGAGATGACGAACGAATTCAGTCAGCTCTTCCTGAGTCTTAATCTCACGAGCGTCTTCTTTCCACTGCTTCTGCAAGCCCTGCTCTTCTGTGATTGGTACGCGTTCCATATTTATTTCTTTACTAGGCGGTAGCCGAATCCTCTGATGGTTTCTATCTCCATGTTACGAGGGAGCTTCCGGCGAATGTTTTTAATGTGAGTGAGCACGATGCTTGTATCTCGCAGCTTCGGTTCCGGGCGCTTGATTTCCACTAGCTTCTCAAGCGAGAGGCCGTCGGGATACTTCTCAAGCGTCTCAAGGTACATCTGTTCTGTAGGGGTAAGAGTAGGCATGTTATGACTTGGCCCAAAGGATGAATGCAAAGGCGAGTATGAGCATTACTGCGAACACACCAATGACTCCACCCACGATCCACCAGCTGATAAGGATTCCTCCCTTGAAGAACAACCATAGGAGGTTAAGCAGCACGAGAATCCATGTGGCATGCCCTAAGAGGTTCAGCACTACCACGTATAGGCCCAGAAACAATGGAATAATTGCTTTCATATTAGTTATGCAGACAAGAAATTCCTTGACCAATGTAGGTGTAGCACACCACTCCATTATCCTGATCGTATATTTTTGAGATATACCCACCAGAAGGAGTGATGAAATCAGAAGCAAAGATAATTCCATGTGCTCTTGAGGCCATCGCTACGCCCCCAATGGTCAGGCCCACACCGATGAGAATTCCAAGGAAGATTTTCATAGGTATTAGCGCTTACCTGCTTCGAGGATCGGCAAGCCACCCTCTGTGGGAACGTAGATAATCTGACTGCCCTTCGCACTAATGCCCGTGATGTAGAGGTAACGTAGGTAGTCTTCATTACCCTTGAGCGAATCACCAATGATGGCGTTAGCCTGTGCGACTCCCTTAGCACGCGCCACCTCAGCAGATGCTTCAGCCTCAGCAATCTTCACCTTTGCTTCTGCTCGTGAAGTTGCGGCTGTGTTATTGGCCTCAGCTTCGAGAATGGTGATCTTACGATTCTGCTCAGCCTGTGCGTACTCAGCCTGACCTGATACTCCTGCAATCCACACACGCATGTTCTGCCACCCAGCGATGAGGCCGAATGCAGTACCCACCAAGATGGCGATACCAATTGCGAGTGCGACTAAGCCCATTCCAAATTCTTTCATATTGTTATGCGGTTACTGTTGAATGCCGTGTTGGAATTTCACGGATTCCTGCGAGCTTGCGAGCCTGCGGGAGACCTCCAAATCGGCGTTTGTAATTGTGACTGTCTGGGATGAGACCACGGCGGCAGTCAGTTTCCGTGGGAATCTTTTGATTCTCCTGATGGAACAGCACAAGGTACTCAAGAAGCTCTTCATCAGAGTAGTGACGCGGCCCACCGTTCTGCACCCACTCTTTTGGTTGCAGCTTCGCCATCTCAAGTGCCCTGCTCCATGAGCCGAACGTCTTATAGATGAGGTGGATGTACCGCTGACTGTCGCAATACGTGATGAAGTCCTTCTTTGAGGGAGTGTGCCCAAGCTCCTTTGCGCACTCGTGAATCTTCGCTAATAGCTGATCCGGGCACGTGCCTTTTTTGTTCTTCGATTCAAGTGATTCCTTAGGTTGATAACGGCCCCGCAAGGCGCGGCCTGCACGGGCCTTAGCCATGAACCCCACACGCTCCTTCTTACTCATGTTTGCCATCCGGCGAATCATCTGAGCCTTAAGCTTTTGGCGCATGGGTTCCGAGATGAGGCTGGTGGTAGGTGAGAGTTTGAAACGCTCACGATACGCATCTGCCCGTAGATCATGCGAGAGATATGCGTGCATACCCACGTGATCGTACAGTTTCCCGCACACATGGCACTGCATCTTCTCGCCGTCATCAAGGGAGATGGAGATAGCACCGTAGTAGCCGAATCCATCTTTCTTTTTGACCGCAAGAAGCGGTTCCTTGTAGTGCTTGAGAGTTAGAATTTGATCGGTCATGTAGGTGTCTTGAAGGAGTGCCATATGAAACCGATGAGGCACAGTGAAGCGGCGCCTGCTTCAAACCAGAATGTTGCTTCCGTGGTGGCGAAGTGAGTACCTATCAGATTGGATAGGAACAAGGTGCCGAAGAAGATTTGCTGTTGAATTACATTCATATGATTCCCCTTACCATTAACGAGCACGCTACGGCTCCTGCGAAGAAGAGTCCCAGCATGAATGGGCGCTGCTCGTTACGCATCTCATGGAAGTAGAAGAGCGTATAGAGCATCTGAGCGATGAAGCTGAAGAGGATCATAGGCTAATCGAAGTCATACACTACGCCCTGAAAAATCTCGCTTCGTAATACTGTCCCATCATGTCGTGTGATTGCTGTAGCCGGGATATTTTCTGTGATCTCGAAGAACCAGCACTTTGCGGGCTTGAATTGTCCCTTAAAGACACGCGAGCCGCACCGTTGACCTTTGCCCATCATCTTAGGGCGGTTGATACCAATGCTCTTGAGGAATGACATTGGTTCCTGTATGCCGCTTTCATCGGCCACTACAAGCTCCACCGGGTCATCATCATCGAAACAGATGAACCACCCATCACCCTCTAGCACGGGATTCTTATACATCTTCCCGTCATCAGCACGCACATAGGTAGATACGAGGCTCATACCTTCTTATTCCAATTAGGGTCCATAAATTGCACAGGGGTACCGTTGTCAGCACATGCGATCTGCAGGTCATCGAGGTTCTTAATCTGCTCAGGGTAGAGACCTGCGTAGTCGCATGCTGCTTCAAGGGTATGCACGTCTTCCGGCTGCATCGTTGCGGCATGCGCAATGTCAGTCAGTCCGAAGAATTCAGTAACCGCGAAGATGGCTACGCTTAGCAGGAAGATGGACGCTCCAAGGGTTATATGGAACGAGTACTTGTGCCACAGCTGCTGCCACTCGCTATTCGGGTTTATCTCGATTTGGCGCGGTGTCGTTATCTGACGCTCGCGTGCAGTCAACCCGAATATGGGATGCACAAACTCACTACTATTATTTTCTGTGTTCTTCATACTCCCTCAGAGTACCGTATCTAATATCCGATACAAGGGCAATATCCGATAGGGTGTGGATAACCGATAAGGGCGTACCTACGCCTTATTCAAAGGGTCATCATCCTCTTCGCCGTATTTATCAAACTCATCGCGGGTGTCTTTGAGATTGGCCTGCAGCTCATTGATGCGCTTCTCAGTGAGCATCCATCGGTTCTTACGCTCGCCCTCCACCATGGAACGGCGCTTATCCATGCCTGCTTTCGATTTCAAAATAGCAGCAATACGCATCGCGTGATTCTGGGTGAAACGTGCCATGGATTCTTCAGGGAACATCTCAGTAAAGATTTCCTGAATGGTGATCGCAAAATCAGGATCGCCCTTGATGTAATCGAGGCGCTTACAGAGCGTATTCATCACAAGGTCTTCCCACGCATCTTCCGGCAGGCGGTCAGCCTGACGCTCTACCGCCTTCTCAAGCGGTACCTCAGGGACTGGGATCTTGTGCTTCCAATTATGGAAGCCTTCAGCAAAGAGCTGTGCACGATTCTCAGTCAACCACTCGAAGTTCACCCGCTCGTTCAGCTCGACTACCCAGTAGCGGCGGTTGCCTGTCATATCACGGAACGGCTGCGTATCATTCGTACTCATCGAGAATACGAAGCGGCGCGGGTACTTTTTCATCACGCGGTCATAGGGAGCGCGGTACTCATCGTGCGTCTCGGTAATGATGGACTTGATCTTGATGGCTTCAGAGCGGTAGAGCGCGGCGCCTTCATCAAGGTCCACAATCATGGCGCCACGGAGTGCGAGGTAGAAATCTTTGTTATCCATTTGCCCGGTGTAGCTCTTGTACCAAGGACCACCAAGGATACGGAAGAACGAGGTCTTGCCGATGCCCTGCCCACCAATCAAAAGGAGCACGTAATCGAACGTTGAGCCGGGTTCCATGATACGGCGTACCATGCCCATGAACCATTGAGCGCCAATACCTGCGTGGTAATCGTCATCCTCCACACCCGTGGCCTGCGTTAGCCAATTGGCGAGGCGAGGAGTACCATCCCACTCAAGCGAAACCAGCCAATCCTTTGCCTCATCGTAGCTATTCTGGTTAGCATAATGAGTAACCGCCGCATGTACCGCCTCCTTGCTTATGTTGCGAAGACCTACCGTCTTCTGCATGAAAAACTGAATCTTCACGAGATCCCCGTCTTCAAGCGGTTTGTTGTTGTACTCAATCTCCTGCCGGAACTCGTTATAACGGATAGCGTCTTTATAGTACGGGTGCTGGCTAAGGACGTTGAGTACATTTGCCATGTCTTTGTAGGGCACCCCGTTGCTGTTCTTCTCAAGACGTATGATCAAATCCTCCCCATCCTCCATCTGAATAGGCGAGAGGATCAGTGACTGGCGCCGTGCCTGCTCTTTCTTAACGATGGATTCAAATGAGGTGCGCAGCTCAGTCGGCGGGAGCGGCGGGGAGTAGGTGCGATTCGCACGTTCAACGGCAGGCCATACTTCTGACTCCCACTCAGTTTCCGGCGCACTGTGCAACAGTTGCCCGATGAATGAGGTGATCGAATCGTTACGGCCTCCCTTGCCTACGCCTATCTTCGAGGAGAGCGTACGCTTTCCCTTCCCGCTTGCGAACATTTTGATAGGGAATGGCACAGGCTCCATATTCTCGATAATCGAGTACTCGCCTCCCACTCGCTTACCGTCTTTCAGATAGTCGGTGGTTGAGTACGGCGCCACTACGAATCCTCCATCACTGCGGATATCGAGACCGGGGTACTGCGGGTACGCATTTGCGGAAACCGTGAGGCCTTTCTGATACTGGTAGTAGAGGTGGTAGCCGCCGTTACCTGTACGCACCGTAAATGTTGCGGGGAAAAGCGTGATGGATGTCGCGGTCTCTTTCTTTCCCTGTGTATCGAGATCAATGACGCTGATTCCTGACACCTTGCCTGTGACGATGCCAATATTGGCATCCGGCCACATCTCCCACCACTTCTCAATCTCTTCTTCAGTTGCGGGTGTCGTTTGGTATTTCTTCCACGAATTAAGTAGGGGCTTTTTATCCTTGCCCACAGGAATCACCGAATAGCCTGCTACAGCGAATTGGAGGGCACGCGAATAAAGGGAAGTGCTTTTCATATACAGGAAACGCCCACCGAGTGCACCAAGAACCGTGAGGTACTTGATCGGTGGGCTTCTGCTAGATACGAAAATTCACGTTCTTGGTGCATAAAAGTAACTATATCCGATTCATGAAAAATACCTAAAAAGGGGTGTGGATAGTGCCTGAGGTATGGCAATTGCCATACCGAAATGGCTTAGGTAAGCCATTGCCATACTGCCATACCTGTTTAAACTTTCAGACGGAGTAGTGGTGAGTGGTACCGTACGTACGGCGCCCCTACCCCCTATATACTATATATACATATTATTTTATATATAGGTATGGTAGGTATGGCAATGGTGATGGTAAATGGCTTAGGTAAACGGTATTTTTGCAATTGCCGTACCCTGAAATCCAGTATGGTAATGCCACAGCTGGTGTGGCATAAGAAAATACCGCCTGATGGCGGTATTTCCCCGGTCTGCATTTTATGTTTCCTCAAGGGATTCGCAGACCCCGGAGCGCAATGCTCATGCTGGTAGTGTACTACGCGCGGTAACTAGCTGGTACCTGCTCTTCGTAGTATTCGATACCCGGAATAGGCGTGTTGGTCTTGCGAGCCTGATTCACTTGGTGATCATCAACGATGAGGTATTTGAGCGGAACCTTTTTGATATCGCTCACTCGCCATTTCTTTACCGTGCGGAATTTAAGCGTACCCGCCCCTGTCTCTATGGTAGATTCAGGTCGCTCAATCTCAGTCATCTTCTTTACTGCAGTGTTGAGGGAAAGCTTTCCCTTCTCCATCTTGGTGGTGATCTTCGCTTCTTCTACTGCAGCACGTTTTGTTTCAGCAGTCTGATACGTGGTAATTTTTCCGCGCAGCTCAGTTATGAACTCAGTGAGTTTGTGTTCAGTCGGACTCCACCTAGCACGTTCCGCTGCAACGGCATCAAGCAGCGGACGCATCACCTCGTTTTTCTTCTTGGTGAGCTTATCTTTGAATACGTTCAGTTCGTTAAGAAGCGATGCTGCCTCTTCCAAGTCCTTAGGTGTGCTTATGGTAATGGACTTAGCCTTTTGTTCGTATACGGTGATTTCATTCATACCTCTTCAGGGTAGTGCATATCGGATATATATTCAAATAGGTTATCCACATCGGATATCGGTGAGTAATTAAGCGGTGTTATCCTATAGGCATGTCCGTTCAGGATCGGGTGAAAGGGCGCCGCAAATGGTGGGACTCTCTTCCTGCAGAAGAGCGTTTTAAACGTATGCAGGCTCTTTCTCGTAAGAAATGGGCAGCTATGAGTCCGGCGCAGCGCAAAGCTCATGGTGAACGGCTGCGTCAGGCTCGCCGCAAGGCACGTTTGAAGCTCAAGAAATTAAAAAACTCGTAGCTTGCGCGTTGCCACTGATCAGCGAGCGGTTGGTGGCAACACACAGGCTTTCTAATAAATCACAATGGCCCCACGAAAAGTAGTTATTACCGGGAGTAAGGCACGAGATATCGTACTTGATGGCGCACGTTTCTTGCGTGATGCCGTAGTGCATACGCTTGGTCCGTACGGTACGAACGGCCTGCTTGAGAATGGTTTGCGCATTACGAATGATGGCGTTTCCATTGCTGCACAGGTGCAGTCAGATGATGAGATTGAGGATCTTGGTATTCGTAAGGTACGCGAGGCCGCTACGAAAGCTAATGATCAGGGTGGTGATGGTTCTACCACCACTGTTCTTCTCACTGTCGCTATTGCTGAGGAGGGTGCAGCACGCCTTGGTGGTGGTACTACCATCGGGAAGATTTCTACCGCTTCACTCATTCGCCAAATTGAGGATGAGAAGAATGAGGTCATTGAGAAGCTTCGTGGAAAGGTGAAGTCTATCGAATCTCTTGAAGAGTTGATTCATTCGGCAGTCGTTTCTGTTGAGGATGAAGAGCTGGGCAAAATGATTGCTGAGGTTCAGTGGGATCTCGGTCCTGATGGAGTGATCATCCCTGAGCAGACTGCTGAGACGCGTACGTACATCGAGAAGGTACCGGGCATCACGATTGATAACGGTCTTGGTATGACTCAGGTGATTAATAACGTGCAGAAGCAGATGCTTGAGCTTACAGATGTTCCTGTGCTCATGACTACGAATACGCTTACGAGCCTGCAGCCTATTCTGCATATCTTCAATGCACTCGCTGAGAAGGACCAGCGCCATGTGGTCATCATCTGCCGCGCTATCAATGAATTGGTCATCAAGCAGATTCAGGAGAATGAGAAGAACGGCTTCTTTATCTATCCAATCAATGCACCGTACGTGAACCAGCGCGAGGTAATGAAGGATCTTGAAGCTGTTCTTGGTGGTAGGTTCGTTGATGCTGATGAGGGTGATGTGGAATCTATTCAGTATTCTGATCTCGGTCATGCAAGCCGTGTCGCTACGAAGCGATACGATGGTGTGATTGCAGGTAAGGAGTCTGAAGAGACTACCGCTCGCATCGCTGCACGTGTGGCACGGCTGGAAGAAGAGCTTGCTGGTGCAGTATCAGACTTTGAGAAGAAGTCTCTTGCTGCACGTCTCGCTCAACTCAAGAGCGGATTTGCTATCGCAAAGGTCGGTTCCGTTTCTGAGACTGAACGTAAGCGCGTGTTCGATAAGGTTGAGGACGCGGTGAATGCAACACGTGCTGCTCTTCAGGAGGGTACGGTGCCCGGTGCAGGTCTGGCATTCAAGGAGATTGCTGAAGCACTTCCTGATACCTACATCCTCAAGAAGCCGCTCATGGCTGTGCATGCTCAGATTACGAAGAATGCTCCTAAGGACTTTGTGGTTGAGGAGTGGGTGCGTGATCCGTTCAAGGTCATGCGTATCGCTCTTGAGCAGGCATGTTCGGTGGCTGGCGATCTCGCCACCATCAACGTTGCAGTGGCTACAAAGCGGGAACGAGCACGCACCATGCAGGTGGTGGATAACGAGGAGTAGACAGGCAGGGATTGCTATACTTCAGGTATGTCATCCCTCAATGATTCACATCCGCTGACTGCACGGCCACGTTCTCTCTGGGATAAGATCACGGGCACTTCGCGCATGTCACGCCCTAGTTATGGTCCACGCGGTGAGTACGTCTTCGATGACGAAGTGAAGAAGAAAAAGAGTGGTACGGATATGTTGAAGAGTGCAATGCAGAAACTATCTGGCGCGAGCAGCTTCAAGAATCCAAATGCAGGTAAGTTCCCTAAGTCGAGTGTGAAAGCACCTGCATATCGAAGTAGGCAGAAGCCGTTCAAGCCATCTGGCCCTACGTCTAATGGCATTGGAGTTGGACCGTAATATGGCTGGCGCACCCTCAGGCAAAGGAATAATGGCAAAGGGCAATCAGCCCCTTGGTCAGAATCAGTTCAAGGTGGTACCTGTGCCACAGCGTAAGCCGAATAAATTTATGAGTGGTGCTGAGCTTCTTAAAAAGGGAATGAAAAAACTCAAGAAGCGGAAATAATATGCCGTATGCATCAGACGCACAGCGAAGATTCTTCCACGCCAATCGTAGTAGGCTCGAACGCCAAGGAGTCAACGTTGGAGAGTGGGATCGTGCAAGTAGGGGGAAAAAACTCCCTGCAAAGGTTAAATCGAAAAGAACTACGCGCACGATTAAAACAGTTCGGAAGGCAAAGAAGAGGTAAGCAATCGCACGCCACTCGTGCGGATATTCGTGCTATTTTGGAAAGTAAATGGAAACAACCCAGCGTAAAAAAGCTCCCAGTTTCAGACGAAAAAGAGCAGCAGAGTTGATGGTTGAAAATGGAGGAAATGCCTCTAAAGCGCTGCGCGATGCTGGTTACTCGGAGTCAATAGCAAATAATCCTCAGAAGGTTACTAAAACCGAGAGTTTTCAAGACATTTTGAAGGAAGCCGGGCTTACTGATCAGTTCCTTACGAAAGCTCTTGTTGCTGACATCAAGAGTAAGAAGGGAAGGCGTAAGGCTGAACTGGAATTAGGATATAAAGTCCTAGGTCGTTTAAAAGAAGGAGGTGGTGGTAACACCACTAACAATCTAATTGTTGTCTCTGATGAACAAGCCGCAAGAATCGCCGCCCGTCTCGCCGGAAGAAGTGATGGCAATGGTTAAGAGTCAGGCTCGTAAGGATCTCATTGCATTTGAAATCGCTACGAATCCTAACTACGTACCTAACTGGCATCATGAGCTGGTTGCTAAGGAGCTTGAGCACATTGAGGCATTCGGTGATCGTGACTATAAGATTCTCATCATTGATGAACCTCCACGTCACGGTAAGAGTCAGCAGGTTTCAATAGATTTCCCGGCATGGTATCTGGGGCGCAATCCTGAGAAAGAGATCATCACGTCAGCGTATTCAGCTGAGCTTGCACAGGACTTTGGAGGCAAGACACGTGAGAAGGTATCAAGTGATATCTTTGCGCACATCTTTCCTGAAGTTATTTTGAAAGAAGATGAGCAGGCACGTGGTAGGTGGCGCACCATGCAGGGTGGCGCCTATACAGCAGTCGGTGTGGGCGGTCCTATCACTGGACGCGGTGCAAACATTGCAGTGGTGGATGACCCGATCAAGAACCGTGAGGAAGCTAACTCTGAGGTGATGCGTAAGAAGCTATGGGAGTGGTTTACTTCTACGCTCTTCACTCGTCTTGAGCCTAACGGTGTAGTGATTGTGATGCATACCCGATGGCACATGCTTGATCTCGTGGGAATGATTCTCGCTAACCCTGAGCTTGCGCCGCGTACGAAGCACCTGCATCTTCCTGCGCTTGCTGAGCAGCGTGAGATACATCGCAACGTGGATGAACCGCTATGGCCTGAGCGGTATAACCGTAATGCTCTGATGGAAATTAAGAACACAGTGGGACCGTACGACTGGGCATCGCTTTACATGGGACGCCCTATCCTCACTGAGCTGCAGGAGTTTAAGCCTGCGTGGTTCAAAGAGACCACTGAATTTCAGATAGACATGATGAATTGCCGTAGGTTCCTCACGATTGATACGGCGATGAGTAAGAATGCACAGGCTGACTTCACTGGCTTCTGTGATAACTCGGTCAACCAAGAGAACTTCTGGCATCTGCGTGCATGGCGTATGAAGCTATCGCCTGAGGAGTTGATTGAGAACATCTTTACGCTCTATAAGAAGTACAAGTACGAGGCTGTAGGCATTGAGCGCACGGCATACACTGACGGTCTCAAGCCGTATCTCGATGCTGAGCAGCGTAAGCGTGGAGTGTTCTTGCCGCTCGTTGAGTTGAAGCACAATCAGGTCTCAAAGGAGATTCGTATACGCGGTCTCATCCCTCGTTATGCTTCAGGATCGGTCTACCACGTGAAGGATGCTTGTGTTGCGCTTGAGGAAGAAATGCAGCAGTTCCCAGTCGGAATCCATGATGACGTGCTCGATGCGGTGGCCTATCAGTTGCAAGTAGCTGACAGCCCAGACGTGGCAATAATGAATCAGCAGGTCACGGTCTTCATCCCCGATTAAGGTTATGCACACACTGCTCTTATACGTACTTGAAAATGAGCGCTACTATGTAGTTAATCCCCATAACTCCATCTACTAATGATCGGTCAACAAATCACGGCTGAAGACGGGAACCCTGTAGTGAATGGCGTAAAGCTTGCTAAGTCTTCGTATCAGCCTAACGAAGAAGTCATTAAGCTTTTCGGACGTGTGCAGCGTGACTACCAAGTTGCGTACACCCTTCAGCATCGTACGTTCGATGAGTTTGATGGCATCTCACTCTTGCAGCGTGCAAAGCTCGATCAGGAAACATTTGCTGCATTCGTAGGTAGCGAGTACCTACCAGTCCATAAACGCTGGCGCTGGCGTGGTCGTAAGAACACTGCCCGTAATAAGCTCATTGGCATCCTCGCGCACATGCTTGCGGCAATGCTCTTCCCATATGTCCGGGCAGTGAATGAGAAGAACGAAGAGGATAAGATGAGTGCTCGCGTGATGGCGATTCTCGTTGAAGACCATCTCCGTAAGGCAGGCTATAAGACTAAGTTCCTCTACATCGTGCTTTCCGCACTTGTGAACCCTGCTGTGTTCGTGGGAGTCGAGTATGTTGAGGCATTCCAAAAGGTGAAGCAGAAGATGCAGGACGGTTCTTATGAAATCCTTGAGGCAGTGGATGAGATTCTTTCAGGCCTCAACCTGAACATCATTCCAATTGATGAAATCATGCTTGCTGACTTCTTCACGGGCCACATTCAGCACCAGCCATATCTCATTCGTGTGCGCCGCATCCCGTGGGATCAGGCACGCTCTATCTATGGCAACAACCCTAATTTCAAATACGTTGAAGCAGGCAAGACCCGTGTGGTACTGACGGGGCAGGAGCATCAAACCCTCTTTGATATTGAGTGGACTGAGGCTGACCGCACGTATGTGCAGGAGATGACTGCGTACTATCGTCAGGAGGATCTTGAGGTGACGTTCGTGGGAGGCGTCTTCATGGGCAATGATCAGGATGTCTATAACAGCAACCCATTCACCCATCGCCGCATGTGCCTTGTTGGTGAGCAGTGGATCACTGTGCCTATCTATCCATTCGCTAAGGCAGGCTTTGAGCCGATTGATCCTACGGGACGATTTGCCTACTACAAATCAGGTGCCTTCAAAGAGTACTGGGATGATGCCTCTCAGAATTTCATGCAGCGCATGCTTCTTGATGGCACGGCGCTCGATGTCATCAAGCCTATCTTTGGTACAGGCATTGCAAAGCTCGATACTACGGTGATTGTGCCGGGTGCATTCGTGGGTATGCCGCCTAATGGTTCAGTGGTTCCGTATTCGCTCAGTCCGAATCTCGCAGCTGCGTACAATGCAATCAATCAGGCAAAGGATGATATGTCTGACTCCACGCAAGACCCCATCATGCAGGGGCAGGTTGAGAAGGGCGTGACCGCGTATGCTACGAGCAAGGCTGAGCAGAATGCTCGCATCTTCCTTGGTGTGTTCGGTCACATGCTTGCGGGACTCGTTACTGACGTGGGCGATCTCGCTATGGATTGTGTGATGCAGTATGCAACGGTGCCTGAGATTGATGCCTCAGTACCTGAGGCTATCGCACTCAAGTACAAGACTTTCCTTGCAAAGTCAGTTGAGAAGGGACGCAACCTCACTAACCGCATTGTCTTTGATGGCACGATGGTAGGCAGTGAGATTTCTCCTCAGGAGAAGGATAGGCGTGAATGGCAGCTCTTCGAGCAGGCGGGAGGTCATGAGTCTGATCAGCGTATTTGGATGGTGAATCCGTACCAGTTCGTGCGTAATCGCTATCAGCTCTTTGTTGATGCTGACCAAATTGTTGATAAGTCCATGGGTACTGATCAACAGCGTGCGGCACTCGCGCTCTCGGTAATGACCAATCCGGCAATCATGCCGTATCTCGATATGAAGAATGTCGTTGAAGACTTTGCCGTAGAGCCGTTCGCTGAGGGCGACCCCGGACGGTATCTGGCAAAGATGGATGCGAACGCAATGATGCGCAGCGTCATGGGCAATAACGTTCCGGGCGCCGCACCAGCAGTGCCGGGTGCACCAAGTGCTCCATTACAAGTTACACCTAGTTAATATGAAAGTTCCTAATCGTAAATTGAAGACTGCAGAGAAGACGGGCAACAAGCTTGTGCCGCTTCATAAGCAGATTGCTACGGGCCGCAAGCCGATCCGTAAAGACATTACTGGTAAAAACAAATAATCATGTACAAGAATGAGACTAAGCATCGCCGTGCAATCGCTGATTGCGGACCTGATGCAACTGAAGAGCAAATCAAGGCACGATACCTTGAGCTTGGAGGCCTCTATGTAGAGGAAGAGGGCGTTGAAGAAGAGGTTGAGACTGAAGAAGTTGAGACACCTTCTGAAGAAGAAGAGACTGAATCAGCTGAGGAAATGACCACTGAAGATGTCGGTCCTGCCTCTACTGATCAGGCTCCTGTTGAGGAAGAGGCATCAGCACCCCGTGGGCGCGGACGCCGTTCCTAATCATGATCGCTCGCCTTCTCTTGTGGCTACTTAAGAGCAAACGACTCTCGAAAGATGACCGTTTGCTATTAACACGTCACTTGTTGACAACCGTAAGTGGGGTACCGCTTCACGGTATACTAATGATAGATGGAGGAGGTAATCTCCTCATCCGTGGTGTCAAACCAGAAGCGGAACAGCTCATTACTTTGCGTCAACACGCTGATGCTCTTCAATCAAATCTCGCGTGGAAGTTGATTCGGGAACAGGTTTTGTATCAAGCAATCTCTCTGGGAGCGTTTGAAGGAACCGATGTAGACCAAATCCTCTTCTCTCGTGCAGGTGTTTGGTTCGGGCAGAAAGAAAAGGAATGGGTTGACCTTTTGGCAGGCACGGCAACTGATGCCTAAATCAGATTAATAGCAACGTAGGCTTATTACGATGGCAGATGAAACAAAGGTAGAGGGAGAAACGGTAACTACCACCGAAGAAATTACAAACGATCCTTCACAGAAGACCGCAATCGAGACTGAAATCGAGCGCGAACAAGGAAAGCAGCAGCGATCCGAAAAGGAGAAGGCAGAGTTCACTCTGAAGAAGAACGCTGAACGTGCACGTGAGCTGGGTATTGACCCTGCTGAAGCTCTCGGTCTTAAGACCGCTGAAGCAGCAGAAGGCGATGATGCTCCCGCAACAATCGGCGCCGTTAAGAATCTTCTGGCAGAAAAAGCTAAAGATACAGCTTTCGAGCTTGCTGATGAGATTGAGGATGAGCATGTTAGGGAACTAACAAAGCTCAACCTGAAGCGCATCATTCCTTCCGGTGATCCTCGTGAGGATCTTCGTCTTGCACGCCTTGCAGCTGAATCTGCAAAGAATGCAAAAGTCCTTGAGGAAGTGGGCCGGGCTGGGCGACCTCGCACGCACGTGAGTGCAGCTGGGGCACCTGCCGCCACTACCGAGACTGAGGTGGAGCTTACCGCTCCTGAAAGGGAGTTTCTTAAGCCTCCGTTCAATCTCACTAAGGAAGCGATTATAGCTGCACGCCCTAAAGCGTAGCTTTCCTGTCAGCTGTGATGGACACTAATTGTCTATCACATGGCAGCAAATCGTGGTGCTTTCACCATCGTGAACCAGATGAACCCGGACTTTACTAAGTCGTGGGTAGTTGGTTCTGGTGCCGCTGCTTCTATTGCAGCAGGCACCCCTACGTCTGCAGTTGACGCTGCAGCCGCTTCGCCGTACCTCGGTACTGTTCAGGCTATGTCTGACGGTAACGGTACGACCTCGCAGCGCTTTACGGGAATCGCAAAGGCTGACTCAACGGATACCGTTGCAGCAGCTGGTGCATGTACCGTATTCCTTCCCCTTCCGGGGCTTGTTTATCAGGGTAAGGCTAAGACCGCTTCTACTGCAGATACGCAGGCAGAAGTGGATGCCCTCTCTGGTAAGCGTGTTGTATTCGACCTCACTACTTCGGTATGGACGGTTGATGCAGCAGCAGCCGATGCAGTTGTAAACTGTGTCGTAATTATTGGCGGCAATTATCGCACGCAGCAGCTTCAGTTCTGGTACTCCTCAAAGGGTACTGTTCTTGACTTCTGCATCAGCGCTTAATGCTTTAATCCTCTCCTACTATGGACGGACTAAATAATGACAGCGCACCGGGCCTGATTCTGGTGAAGACCGCTCTTGATAAGCTCTTCGATGAAGCGACTATCGAGATGGCGGTTGTTGGAAAGGCACGTGCAACTGATGCACTGATCTTCACTCAGGACACGGCTACGAACGCTGCGGTTAACAGCTCTGTAATCGGCGGTGGCGGCTACTTTGGCGTCACTACTGATGACATTGCGCCTACGAACGATGCGGCAGTCACTGCAGCAGCGCTTCGTACCACTCTTGTTTCTCAGTTCAAGAAGAACCTGAACATCTCTCGCACCTTTATGGCAGACCAGCAGCTTTCCGCTGTTGCGAAGTCGGTGCGTCAGCAGGCGCTCACTTGGACCGCGACTCAGGATCAGAACGCCTTTGCGGTTTACGCAAACGGCTTCACTACGCAGACTACTATTGATGGTGTGGCGCTCTTCTCGAACAGCCACACTAACCAGAACGGTGACACCGTTGACAACCTTGAGACTGGCGCCCTTGCGGACTCCACGCTCAACAGCTCGGTTGTGTCGCTCCGTGGTCAGCTTTCCCAGACTGGCGTTATCGCAGGGTATGAACCTAAGTGGCTTCTTACCTCTTCGACCCAGCACCAGACTGGTATGGCAACTGCGAAGTCTGTGCTTCGTGCAGGTACTGGTAACAACGACCTCAACTACTTCTCGGAGATGTATCCGGGCATGGTTGTGAAGTACTCTCCGTTCCTCGATGCAACTTCGACTACGGCATACTTCCTTGGTTCCTCTACCCACGGTGTGTATCGCTTCGAGCGCGAGGCCTTCTTCACGGACCTTGTTGACTGGAAGACCAATCCTAACGACCAGTACATCTACAAGATGCGCGCTCGTGAGGCAGTTGATTCCATTGAGTACTCAGGTCTCGTTGGTTCAACTGGTGCCTAGTTTATTCGCGGCTAATTAAATGCCTATGAATAAACAATCAAACGGAATCGCAGTACTCGCACTCATCGTGAGCGTGGTTACTGCAGGACTCCTTGGATGGGCGGTCTTCGTCAATCCAAGTGAGAGCGCAAGCCTTGGTGGAGCAAACTGTAACAGTGGAAACTGTACGGACTTCACTGCATTGAATACCACTGCTGGTTATTACATCTCTGATGTAGCAACCATCACGTCTTCAATCGCAACCCTTGGCTTCACCACGCAGGGCGGTGGCGTTACAGCTACTTCTTCAACTGGTGCAGGTACGCTCACGCAGGCAAACATCAATGTGGGCCTGATTGAGCATACGAACGCTGGGGCGACTACGATTACTCTTCCCGCATCATCTACGGTCACTTCGTTGATCCCGACTGCAGGACAGAGTTTCCGTCTCACGTACGTGAACCTCGGAACTGGAATTGACACCATTGCTGGTGGTTCAGGAACGCTTCTCCATGTTGCGTCTTCAACCATCGCAACGGCGCTCAAGACTATTGCTCCGAGTGGTTCGGCAACCTTTGTCTTCACACGCAAGTCCAATACGGACATCGTGGTTGATATGGTTCCGGCCCAGTAGCGATCACATCCGCTGCCCCTTTCCCCACGGAAAGAGGCAGGGATGTGCTCGGTAGAAAACTTAATCAAACAAAGCCATGGCTCTAAATATCAAACAAATTTCAGCACTCATCGCAGCTTTTGCGTTGATGGCTAGCGCGTTCATGTTTGCAATCCCGGCGCATGCGAATCCGATTCGTCAGGCGCCTCCTTCTTCAACAGCTTCTGCTACCACGTCACCTACGTTCATGACGCCGGGTACGGCCACTACTACGGTCTACCTTGACTCATTCGCAGGAGGTAGCACGCAGCAGTACGATGCGGTCTCGCTCCTTACGCAGCTCTTTGCTTCTTCAACTGCTACGACTCTCAACATGACCGTTGAGTACTCGGATGGCGTTGCAGGTGTTGACTGTACGGCGACTCCGACTGCTTGTGACTGGTATCAGGATGCGACTATCGCAATGACCAATGCATCGACTTCACAGCCGTATGCAATTTCAAATAACAGCCTCAATACCTACTCGTGGACCTATGCATCTACGACTCAGGGAGGTGCAGCAGGCGTTGCAACCAGCAATCGTGGTCTCAAGGCAATCAATATTCCTGTGACTACTCGCTACGTGCGCGTGTTCTATACGCTTCCAATCGGCAGCACGAATGGCGCCGTCTGGGGCAAGCTCGTACCATTCAAGCAGTCTAACTAAACGCCCTATGCACGCTGTAGGAGACCTGAAAACAAGCGTGGCAGCACTCCTCACAGGAGTGGACATGAACGATGTCACGGAACCGGATCTTGCTCTTGCACGTGCAGCACGCACGGTAGCTCAGAAGATTGATGCGCCTGAAGCAACAGGCCGTGAAGCCATCACGCTTTACGATGGCGTGCAGTATTACAGTGCCCCTCTTATCTTGTTCGGCAGTAACTTGGTCATCATCAGGCGTCAGGGAGATGCGAGTAACCCATGGGATTACAACTACAAAGTCCCGATTGATATCTTCACCAGAACTAAGCACTTTCTACCGAATGGCTACATGGTGGATTTCGAGTATGACAAAGGCATTGGCCTTATGGGTATCGTCTCTCCAATCCCGATGCCTCGCGTCATCATTGACCCGATGTCTAACCCAGATAACTGGACCGCATCAGGAACTGCGAGTACACCAGTAGAAGACACGGCGAATTACTACCAGCCTCCTGCATCTCTACGATTCAATGTCACGGTGGGTACAGGTATTCTCACGAATAACCTGCCTAACGCGATTGACCTTTCTTCCTATCAGGGAGTGGGTGTGGTCTTCCTTGCGATTGAGACGCCATCAGCTGATGACCTCACCTCATGCACTATTCGCCTCGGATCGAGCGCGACTGATTACTATGAGGTGACTGAGATTGAAGGATTCCTTGGTGCATGGGAAGCCGATAATTGGCTGCTTGTGGCACTTGACCTTGCAGGGGCAAGTTCCTCAGGTTCGCCAAATATGGCAGCGATTGATTACGCACGCGTCTCATTCGTGGCAGCGGGTACTCTCACTAACTTCCGTGTGGGTGGTCTCTGGGTTTCGATGCCTTCTCAGAATGAGATCATCTACCAGAGTGCAGCACTCTTCAAGGACACTACAGGTGCCCTCTCGAATGTGGTCACGAGTGATTCAGACCTCATCACACTCAATGAGGCGGCATACGCCATCCTTGAGCTTGAGTACGCTAAGACGATTGCTCTTCAGAACTCAGGTGGTGTGTATACCGATCAGATTAAGGCGTTCGATCAACAGCTCATGGATACAGGTAGTGAACTGGGCCTGTACTCGATGTATCGGGCAAAAGAACCAAGTGGAGTACTCCGCACCAGCGGATCATGGTACGACCCTCCTTCCAATGGGGGAGGGAGCGTATCTTCTAACGCATAATGTCTGCTACTCAAGATAATTTTAAGTTCACAGTCATCGGGGACCGTAAGGTACCGTTTGAAGGTTACGTTTCTACGGATGACCCTACTAACACGGCGAAGACCGTGCTGGTACGTGGTTCCCAGAACACCTACAAAGATTTGAGTCAGCAGATTGTGAATCGTTGCGGCATGAAGCGCCGTGGTGCAGGCGATAACACTGAGAATGGCATCATCACGGACTTCATCTGGTACGACTCAACGGCTCGTACGATTCCCGTGCGCGTGCTTGCTGATGGCAAGCTTCAGTTTGAATCTGATGTGGTCACGCCCGGCACATTCCTCTGGTACACCCTTGGTACCTATGCAGATCACACACGCTTTATCTTCTCGCCGTGGTGGAACGATGGTGAGCAAAAAGACTGGCTTACCATGGTCAATGGTTCGCCTGACATCATCGCGTGGAGTGGAGG